GTGGCTACAATAACTCTACGACAGAGAACGCTAGAGACTTTTGGGCATTTACACAATTTGGCTCAAACATTATTGCTACTAATTTTGCAGATAATATTCAAAAGTTTACAGAAGGTACAAGTAGTGCTTTTAGTGATCTTGTTGCTCTTAAAGCAAAATATATTGCAGTAATTAGAGATTTTGTAGTAGCTGGTTATACAGTAGAAAGCTCTACAACTTACAATCAAAGAGTAAAATGGTCAGGTATTAATGATAGTTCTACATGGACACCAAGCCAAGCTACACAATCAGGTTTCCAAGATATTGTAGGATCACATGGTAATATTCAAGCCATTGTAGGTGGTGAGAGTGCTGGTGTGATCTTTATGGAAAAAGCTATCTACAGAATGGAATATGTAGGTACTCCCTTAATATTTCAGTTTAACAAAATAGCAGATAACATTGGAGCATTTGCACCCAAGTCTGTTGCTTCTTATGGAAACATGGTTTTCTTTTTAGCACAAGATGGTTTTTACAAACTTACTGGTGGACAACAATTAGCACCGATAGGTAATGGTAAAGTCGATAACTTCTTCTTTGACGATCTATCTTCTAACCTTGATGGTATTACATCTGCTGTCGATCCCAACAATAGTATTGTTGTATGGTCGTATCGTGGATCAGGAGCTACAGGAACTACAAATAACAAATTATTGATTTATAACTATGCTGTCGATAAATGGAGTACAGGTAGCAATCAAGACTTAGAGTTTATTGCTAGTGCATCACAAGAAGCATTTACCACATTAGAAAGTTTAGATGTGTTAGGTGACTTAGATAACTTACCTAGATCACTAGACTCTTACTTCTATAGAGAAGGTATTGTTGGTCTAGCTGGTTTTAACTCTGATAATAAGTTTGGAAAGTTTATTGCAAACAGTCTATCAGCTACAGTTGATACGACAGAGTTTGAGGGTGCTAAAGGTAAAAGAGCAACATTAATTAATTGCAGACCTATTGTTGATGGCACAACAAACACATCTGTAACTATCACACCTATTACGAGGCAATCACAACTTGACACCACAACAACTGGCAGTGCTGTTAGCACTAATGATACTGGCACTTGTCCTTTACGGAGTACATCTCGATATCATCGCATTAGGGTAAATGTGACAGGTAACTTTAACACCATGTCAGGTGTAGATATAGAAGCGAGACCTGAAGGTGGCAGATAATCAGTTTCCTCAAGTTCCGTTATCAATACCTGATACAGGACAACATTTACGATTAGTTTCAACATCATTAAACAATACGATCAATGGTAAACTTAATAGTACAGGAACAATAATATTAACTGCTAGTGCTACATCGACTACCTTAACAGATGCTCGTATTGGTGGTAATTCTGTGATACTGTTTATGCCAACAACTACAAATGGTAGAACAGCATTAAATACACTTCATGTTTCTGCAAGATCGAATGGTAGTGCAACACTAACTCATGCAAGTTCAGGAAACACAGACCAAAACTTATCATACTGTGTCATTGGATAATGTCGTCACTAGAGTACCTAGTGAAGATGTTGAATTTATATGGAGTCAAGTAGCTCCATTATTAGAAAAAGCATTAGACGAAACTTATAGTATTCAAGACATACTGTACGGAATAGCTAATGATCGTATGCAACTATTTATTAGTTGGAACAATAACAGAGTCGAGAGTGCTGTTGTAACCGAAATAGCACAATACCCTCAGTCAAAAGTATTACGATACTTTCTCGCTGGAGGTACAAATCTAGAAAACTGGTTAGAAAGAATACAAACAGTAATAGAAAAATTTGCAAAGCAAGAAAACTGTACTCAACTTGAAGTCGCTGGGCGTAAAGGTTGGGTTAGAAAATTGAAAGGATTTAGTGTCAAAGCATACTTACTAAATAAGGAAATATAAAATGTCAAAAGGATCATCACCACAAAACGTAACAACTACATCATCTGCTGAACCATCAGAGTTCATTAGACCATACTTAGACCAAGCAATTAATTATGGACAAGATTTATTTGAAGCTGATACACCAAACTTTTTCCCTAATAACACTTACATAGATCCGTCTGCTGAAACACAAACAGCATTAGATTTAGCAAGTGCAAGAGCAGTCGCTGGTAATCCTTTACTGAACCAATCACAAAACCTTGCTCAACAAACACTAGCTGGAGATTTCTTATCCCCTACATCTAATCCTTACACACAAGGTTTATTTAACCAAATGGCTGACGATGTAACATCAAAGGTACAGTCACAGTTTAGTAAAGCTGGTCGTCTAGGATCAGGTGCAAACCAAGAGATATTATCAGACTCATTGGGAAGATTAGCTAATCAAGTTTACGGAGATCAATACAATCGTGAAAGAGGCTTACAAGCTCAAACCATGATGACAGCACCACAGCTAGGTGAAATGGATTACAATGATGTATCAAGACTAGCACAAGTAGGTGCAGATAGAGAAAGCATTGAACAAACAAAATTACAAGACGCTATTGCTCGTTTTGATTACGAACAACAAAAACCATTTATTAAATTAAATCAATACTTAGGTGCATTAGGTTCACCAGTACCAACACAAACAGTGACCACACAACCTGTCTTTAGAAACACAGGTGCTGGATTACTCGGTGGTGCATTAACAGGTGCAAATATTGCTGGTCAAATAGGTGGAGCATCGATGTTTGGTAATCCTCTCTTTGGTGCAATCGGAGGAGGACTTCTAGGAGGGTTCGCCTAATGAGTGAAAAAATAAATATCAATAGTTCTATACTAGATCAAGTTATAGCAAATAGATTTAATAAATCTTTTCAACCACAGCAAAATCAAGGTGGTTTATTAAACTTTGTCAAAAGTCCTTATGCTGGTGATATTGGTATGGGATTACTTGCACAATCAGGTTATTCAACAATGCCAACTTCTTTTGGTCAATCATTAGGAGTAGCTACAAATCAAGCTAATCAATTAAGAAGCCAAAGACGAGCTAATGACTTATCTGAACTAGGCACATTAACAAGTTTAAAAAATGTTTTTAAACCTGACTATTTTCAAAGAGATCCTACACAAGATTTGATGGATAGAAATACTGGTGAAATTATACAAGAAGGCGTACCAGCAATTGACACAAGAAAAGCTAATACGCAATCTTATATCAGTACAAAAGATAATACCACTTTAACACTTGATTTAAACTCTCCAGAGGATCAAGCACTAATAAATAGTCCTGATTTTCAAAAGAATTATGTCGAAATGTCTCTACAAACAAGTGAGAAACCAACACTAATAAGTCCTAAAGTTAAAGGTGACATATCTAACAGTTATTCATCTTCAGCCACATTGATTCAAAATTTAACAGAATATCAAAATCAAATTATAGATCCAACCACATTAACATCACCCACTTTACAAAACTTTACTATTATGGTTGATAATGTTAAAACATTAGTAGATCAAGCTGGAGGTTTGTTTGAAGGTGATGAACCAGTTGATACTAATAGCTTTTTTGAAAAAGCAAAAAATAGTCTTAATGGAATAGATACTGGTATAGCTGGTGAAACAGGTGTGTTAAAATCTATGGCTATCCAAATAGCTTATGATTATGCAAAACAAAACAATAAAGATGGAAGAATATCTGAAAAAGATTTTGAATACGGATTAAAAATATTAACTGCTGGTGGAGTATCAAATAAAAATACTTTAGTTGTTAATGCAGAAAAATTAAAACAAAGAACTATTAGATCATTTAAAAACGAACTAAAAGGTATGCGAAGCGTAAATGAAATACCTGATTCAAATAAATTTGGTTTTGATTTAGAATCTAATTTAAATGAACTTTATGAATCGTCACCTTTTTTTAAAGATAATACTTTAAGAAATACTACATCTACACAATCATCTTCACAATCTGATTCAGGATTTGTGGTTATAGATTTAACTTCAGGAGATTTTGATGGGTGAGGCAATATTTAATTACAATGGTAAACAGGTTATTGATGTTGAATCAGGTCTGCCAATTAAAGTAAAATTACAAGGTAATACACCTACTGATAAAGAAAAAAAACAAATTGGTAATTTAAAGAAATTAGTTTCACAAGATGTTGATCAACCTGAGTCTGGTTTTGGCAGTGCAGTAGATAATCAATTAGGCATGGTATTCTCTTTTCCTACTACAACTGGTGCAAGAATAGCATATCAAGGAGCTAAAGACATTATCTCTAATATTGCTTCATTTGGTTTTGATATAGCTTCTTTCTTTACAGATGATGAAGAAAAGAAAAAAGAATTACAAGACACATCACAAACAATAAGAGACTTCGCACCTGATGTTAAAGACCTACCTTTTTATACAGGAGGTCAAAAAACTGATATGACTATAGGTCAAGCTAGACCAACACAACAAAATGTAGAAGATGTTATATCAACTGGAGGTCAATATATTGCTCCAGCAGTAGGTGTTACTAAATTAACTAATCTTACAAAACTACCAAAAATATTTAAATATCCAACAAATGTTGCTGGTGTTGTTGCTAGTGATGTTGCTGTAACTAATCCTGATAAAGCTAAAACAATCGCTGATTTGTTTGGAGCAAATCAATTTCCAACAAAGATTCAAGAAGATGATAGTAATTTAGAAAAAAGATTAAAAGTTGGTGCTGAAAGTCTTGGAATCATAAGTACTGTTGATGGTATCGGTAAAGTATTAAAACCTCTTTTACCAAAAAGTATAGTTGAAAGTGTATCTGCACCTTTTAGCAAAGAAACACAAAAAAACTTAATTGGTAAAAATATGGCAGAGGCTATCTATAAAGCCGATCCTGAAAAATTTCCAGTTGATAATTTCAATATTAATACAAAATTACCTGATGATGTTACTGAAAAATTAATAAAAAATATAGATGAGTCAATAGAAACAGCAGAAACATTAGGAGTCAAACCGACTACAGGAACTGCTACTAAAAATTTAGGTTTGATTGCTATGGAACGAGGTTTAAGCACAGCTAAAAATACAAGTTCTGCTTTAACAAATCGTAAAGTTGAAAATTTAACAAATATGACAAAAGCCTTAGATGAGTCATTAAAAACAGATACAAAAGCTACATCAGAATTTATAGACAAATCATCAGCAAAGTTACTAGATGCTAGTCAAACACAAAAAAAATTAAATATAACAATACAAGAAGCAAAAGATGAAACTGAAAACTTAATTTCTACATTTAAAAACTATGGTAAAAAAGATCCTAGTATATTATCAAGTAGTATAGATGATGCACTTAGAACAGATTTAAAAAAATTAGTTACAAATAAAAACACTTTATTTAACAATATAGATAAAAATGGAACAGTAATTTTAGACAAAGTACCATTAAGACAATCTTTAACAAAAACATTAATAGGCGAAGGTAAAAGATCACCTTTTATTACATCAAACATAAATAAAGTAGTAAAAAATGTTTTGGCTGAAAATAAAACAGTACCTATTTTAAAAGCATTGAAAAACTTATCTAATCCAAAGTCAAAGACAAAACTAACATATAATCAGATATCAAAAATAAGACCAATTTTAACTTCAAAAATTAATTCTTACATAAAATCTGATGATGCTAGTGGAGAAGTTATAAAAAGATTATCTGAATTAAAAAATGTAATTAATAAATACACTGATGATTTAGTAAATAATGCTGATCAAAATGTTGCAAGTAAAGCAAAACAAGCTATGGATTATTATAAAAATACTTTTACTCCAGCATGGAAAGAAGGCGTTGGTAGGATATTTAAAGAAAGTATTGCAAAAGGAAATCCATTCTTTCGAAGTGCAACAGCAAGTAAATTTATTATAGGTAAACCTGTAGGTGGATCAAAAGAAACAATAGCACAACTAAATAATGTTATTAGACGAGCATCAAAAACTGAAGATGCACAAGAGTTAATTAAAAATGATGTTAATGATTATCTATTGTATCAATTTGCTCAAAAAGTAACTGGTAAAAATAATAAAACAAACCTTGAGTCTGTAAAAAGATTTATTGAAAATCATCGACAAATATTAAAATCACCTGAGTTGAAAGAAGCAAATAAAATTATACAAGGTGCTAAAAGAGAATTACAAATACAAGGTGATAAAATATTAACTAATAGTAACAAGTTAAAACAATTACAAAGTCAAGTATCACAAAGACAAAAAGATTTAGGACACAAAGCATTAAATAATATTATTAATCAAGATCCTGACGCATTTGTAAATGCAACCATAAAATTACCATTAGAAAAAGCATTGAAAACTATTGATGAGGCAAAAGCTCTTGTAAAAGGTAACAGACTAGCAGAACAAGGTTTAAAAAATGCTTTTATTGATTATGCCTATGCAAGACTAATTAGAAACGCAAATAATGCTTTAGGTGCTGATATAGTAACTTCAGCTTTAAGAAATTTTGATGATTTTGTTAGAGGTGATGTTGAGAAAATATATTCAAAAGTTTTAGGATCAAAAGGAATTGATACTATAAAAAAAGTACACAAAACATTAAGAGTGTTTGATAATCTTAATATAAAAGCTGTTACAGATTCAGGAACAGCAAATTTATTAGCACAAACTTTAAACAACTCAAGAATATTTTTAGCTTCTATGTATGGTATCATCAAAGGTGGAGCAATTTTTAAGTTATCACAATTGATTGCACAAGCCTTAAATTTTCAACCAAAAAGAACTATGGAAAATTTATTAGTAATGAGTTTTCTCGATCCTGAAATAGGTAAAGAAATGTTGAAAAGAGCAAATGGTCAAACAATCAAACCTTTTCAATTAAAGATGAAATCGTACATAGCAAATAATTTACCTGAAATACAGGAAACAAGCGAACAAAACAAAAAAAGAAGATTTGCATTAGCAAGATAAGGATAGAAAATGACAGTATCAAATTACAGCACAACAGCTAGTAGCAATACAGCTATTAATGGAGTTAATATTTCTGAGGGTATGTCTCCCTCTGACGTTAATAACGCTATTAGAGAACAACTCAAAGATGTTAGATCCGTCTGGAATGACAAAGAGTG